AATTGAAATACCGAAAGAAGTCTACCAAATCCCCAAGAAAAACCGAAAAAAAGCGTAAATAAATTAATATAAACATTTTGGTTTATATTAAACCATGGATCCCATTGAAAACTATCCCGAAAGATTCGACAAACAATACAAAGATTACGAATTCCTCCCTTGTGTGCTTTATTCAACCCAATTCGAAGGCGAACACCACAAAAAATACAAATTGGGGAGGTTTAAAGGAATCGACACCGAACGAACAAATGCAGGAACATTATTGCTCAGTTTATACAAAACCCACCCCGATTCGTTTGATATAGAAAAAACGCATTTCTGGTTTATGGAAACCGATCCACGTGACAAATTCCAAATACAACAATTCGTTATCAACCTTTTCCGCGGTCGTCTTTGGATAAACAAATACCCCATGTACTTAAAACATCTATATTTGTTATATTACCAGAAAGCAAAGACGAACAATCAACTGCCTTCCGATTGTTTATATGCGATTAGCCTATATTTAAAACCGAATACTATATTCGACTATGAAGTATTATGGGACAATTGGTCATAAAATTGATTATAAGACTCGTTTTGGTTTAAATAAAACCATGTATTATAAAAGCGATGATTTGCGTTTATCGCAAGAGTGCTTAGACGCCTATCCAACCCAATTTTACCAAGAATACAAGCACTATGAATTCTTGGAATGTGCCGTATATTTAAAACACCCAGATGATCCAGATAACATAACCTGTATTTTGGGTCGTTTCAAAGGTATGAATAAAGAAGTCCGCAATGGAACCATGCGTATTACAGTTTACGACAAATCAACAATCGCTACTGGTTTTGATTTGCTCAATCGAATAAACTTTAGTATACTCTTAGACGACCGTATGAAATATCATTGTCATCAATATCCGATTCATCCAAATGGTTCTTGTATATATGTAAACATATACCCCATTTATCAAAGAGAACTCCTGTTATTGTATTTTCATTTACTCACGCAAACTACCTCTTTATTACCCGACTGTATAGGAGTTATTGGTCAATTTTTAAAACCCAGATCCTTCAAAGATTATCAAATAATATGGATAAATGGTTCAAGAATGTATTATGGATAATACGTTTGAAGATGACGATAAAAAGGCTATACGTATAATAAGTATAATGTCATCCAAAGAAACACTTATATCCGAAATGCCAGATATCCAAACATCCATGAAACCGACACAATTGCAGATCATGGCTTTTTTAATGAATGCTTTAGAACAAGGATGGACAGTAAAAAAACGAAACAATGAATATATATTTTCGAAAAAACACGAAGGGAAGCGCGAAGTGTTCCAAGAAAACTATCTCGAATCATTTGTTCAATCGAATTTAGACATGTCTATTTTAAATCCTTGAATCTGGGTATACTTGCAATGAATTAAAACCCAGTATTTAGGTATAAATACAAAAGCATAATGCATTCTTGTCTAAAAAAATAATTAAAATTAAACGTCTATATAAAATCCCTTTAAACATTGTTAGGAAGCTGGGTCTTTATTTAGACGTTTTTGAAACAAAGATTCCGGAATCAATAATCTTTAGGCATTTCTGTTTTTTTCTTGTTCATATGGGTATTTTTGATCATATGAACGATTTTTTCGGCGTTTTCGGTGTGTTTTTCGATGAAAAGAATGAATTTTTATGCTTTCACAGTGCTGTGTAGGTTTTCCAAAAAAAGTAGCTCGACGGGAGATAATTTAGAGAAAAAAGGAATTAAATGGCGTTTTCTCCGAAATTATTTTCTAAGTTAAGAATATACCAAAATGGCAGGAGCTCTTATGCAACTAGTCGCCTATGGCGCTCAAGATGTTTTCCTTACTGGAACCCCTGAAATTACCTTCTGGAAGGTGTCTTACAGACGCCACACAAACTTCGCTATGGAGTCAATTGAACAAACTTTCTCTGGTCAAGCTGACTTCGGTCGCCGTGTAACATGTACCATCAGCAGAAACGGTGATCTTTGCTACCGCACATATTTGCAAGTAACTCTACCTGAGATCAACCAATCCATGAAGGGATCTGGTGACGAGGGTGTTTACGCTCGTTGGTTGGATTTCCCTGGTGAGCAATTGATTGCTCAAGTTGAGGTTGAGATCGGTGGTCAAAGAATCGACCGTCAATATGGTGACTGGATGCACATCTGGAACCAATTGACTGTTCCTGAGGACCAAAAGAAGGGTTACCACCAAATGATGGGTAACACCACACAATTGACATACATCACAGATCCTGCTTTCGCTAACATCAGCGGACCTTGTGCTGCTGCTGGTGGCCCAAGCCAAGTTTGTGCTCCTAGAAACGCTCTTCCTGAAACAACTCTATATGTTCCTCTTCTTTTCTGGTTCTGTAGAAACCCTGGTCTTGCTCTTCCTTTGATCGCTCTTCAATACCACGAAGTTAAGATTAACATTGACTTCCGTCCTATTGGTGAGTGCTTGTGGGCTGTTAAGACCCTTTCTGCTGCTGCTGGTTCCGGATCTCAATCCGTATCTGCTGCTTACCAACAATCCCTAGTTGCTGCTTCTCTTTACATCGACTATGTCTTCCTTGACACAGACGAGCGTAGAAAGATGGCTCAAAACCCTCACGAGTATTTGATCGAGCAACTTCAATTCACCGGTGATGAATCTGTTGGTTCTTCTTCCAACAAGATCAAGTTGAATTTCAACCACCCTTGTAAGGAATTGATCTGGGTTGTTCAACCTGATGCTAACGTTGACTACTGTGCTTCTTTGGAGGGTGGTTCCACACTTTACAAGACTTTGGGTGCTCAACCTTTCAACTATACCGATGCTATTGATGCTCTTCCTAACGCTGTTCACGCTTTCGGTGGACCTGAGCAAACATCCGGAACTGATGCTTTCATCACATCTGCTGGTCTTTTCCAAGATCCTGGTGCTATGGGAGGTGAGGAGCCTGGTGTTCAGTGGGGAGCTGTTCCTAACGTATTCGGTGCTGACCAATCCATGGGTGCTGCTGCTGGTGCTACTTTGGACGGTTCCTACGTTTCTGACGCTGGAACATTCGTTCTTTCTGAGACAGCTTTGGATATGCACTGTTGGGGTGAGAACCCTGTTGTTACCGCTAAGTTGCAACTTAACGGCCAAGACAGATTCTCCGAGCGTGAAGGAACATACTTCGACGTTGTTCAACCTTACCAACACCACACACACACCCCTGATGCTGGTATCAACGTTTACTCCTTCGCTCTTCGCCCTGAGGAACACCAACCTTCTGGAAGCTGTAACTTCTCCAGAATTGATAACGCTACTTTGCAACTAGTTCTTTCCAGCGCTACTGTTGGTGGAACTGCTACTGCTAAGGTTCGTGTTTATGCTACAAACTACAACGTTCTTCGTGTAATGAGTGGTATGGCTGGTGTTGCTTACTCTAACTAAGCATCTTAACTGTCGCTTATTAATTCTTATTTTTATTATAATCTAATTTAATGTATACGTTACACTTGTATACATTAAAGCAATTCTCGAATAACTTTAATGAATTTTGTTGGTATTTTTTTATTCTCTTTCAGTAATTCAATATAATAGGTTTGCTTATCTACAATTAAATCGTTAATTATATCATCATCTACTTTTAGTTTTTTTCCTTTTTTTTTCAATAATTCATCGAGAACTTTTTTTTCATGTTGTTTTATTAAAATAGATACTAAAGGTCGATTTCCTTCGCCAATCACATTTGGATCAAATTCCGGGTGATTTATTATTTCTTTGACCTTTTCTTTGTTTTTTGGATCGATCTTTTGATACCATGGCACATACAAGAATATATCGTCACTATTAAAGGGTTTTATTTTTTTGCAGGTATGTGTTATATTTTTTTTACACAATGGACAGATTTCCTTTGCTTGACACGACATTTGCAGACATTTTTTATGGAACGTATGTTTGCATTCAGTACTAACTATGTTTTTTTTTCCTAAAGGCTCCAAACAAATCGAGCATTTATTTATTGACGGAGACGGGTTTTTGGATGCACTTCGTCTTTTAAGAGAAGCCGAGCTTTGCTTTAATGATTTCCTCGTAGACGCTGCACTCGATTTGCGAGACCTTGATCTCGTATTCTGGTTGGTCATTCTATATATATATATATATATATAATACTATATAGAATGGAAGAGGAAGCCATTCTTTATTTATATGAAATATCTATTTTAAGTCTGGATGATAGTATATAGAATGGAAGAGGAAGCCATTCTTTATTTATATGAAATATCTATTTTAAGTCTGGATGATAGTATATTGTATTATAAATCGTGTACAAATGAAAAAAAGATTTTAGCTTTTTTTAGTCAAGTAAATCCATATGAAAAAGAAATTTCAAAATGGTTTTCGAATAATCTGCCTGCATTACAATCAAGTGTTAAACAAAATCAATACGAACCATGGAAACATATTACGCATATAAGCCAATTTGAATCATTAGACGATTTTTTTATTTATTTTAATCTTTTTATGAGTCAAACATTTGTTTGGAAAAATAAAACCTATAGCCGTATTCCGTTTCAATTATCATTAAAAATCGTAAAAACAACTACATTTACACGTTTCCTCAAAACAAAATAACTTGTGGGTTCATTATATATGCAACCGATTGATTATTATTATGTATTAACCTTATTTACATTAGACCAAGGCATCCATTTACCAACACTCCCTATTGAAATTGTTCGCTATATTTTCGACTTTGAAAAAGACAACATAATTCGCCATTGTAAAATCAATCATTTTATACGCAATTTCCCATTGCAAACAAAAGAGCTAACCAATAATTTTTATTATATTGGGTCCAAAATATACGATTTTTTCGCAATGAAACAACTACATCCTTATTACAATCACAACATAAAGGCGAATTTCTTCTCGTTTCATTATGATGAACTACCGCATGATTCGAAAGACCTTGTTTTGATCCAATATACCGAGGATTTCAGCGTATATCTATTTGTAAACAAAAAATTCACTTTCACTTTCGAGTGTTGTAACGGAAAGGGCGTAATGTTTCATGTTAGAGAAATATGACACCCATATTCATTATTTTTTTATAAACATACTTCAAACAATAATGAGTTCTATTAAAATCATGTGTCGTATTAAACCAAAATTTAAAAACAATGAATCATGTATTTACGTCAAAAACAACAATGTAGTTGTTCAAAAAATCCAGAAAAAATACTCCCACGATGAAAAAGTCGAAATCCAATATGGATTTCAAAAAATTTTCGACGAAAACACACGAAACATTGAAATATACAAACAATTTGGTATGCATCTCGTTAAAGACGTCATGCGAGACGGTAAAAACGTCACGTTTTATGTATACGGACAAACGGGATCAGGGAAAACACATACCCTCTTGGGTGCAAATAAAGAGCACGGTTTTTTGTCCATTCTTTTGTGCGATTTATTGGAAATCGGCGAAAAAACATCGTTATGTGTCGCGGAAATCTACAATAACAAATGCTATGACCTCTTTCAAAAACGCAAACAAGTATATTTGCGCAGTAATGCAAACAACGAATTCCAATGGAGTCAGTTAGACAAAATCCAACTAATCAACGAGCACTCCATACGCAAAATGCTGGACACGATTACCGAGTGTCGCCGTGTAGGTATCTCCAGTGAAAATGATCGTTCCTCTCGTTCGCATTTAATGATACAAATACAGTTTAGAGGAAAATTCATACGCATCTTGGATTTAGCAGGTTGCGAAAAAGCACAACGAGCCATTTGCACTACGCGAAAGGAATATTATGAAAACGGTGAAATCAACCAGAACCTTTTTGCATTAAAAGAATGTATTCGCGCCTTATTAAAAAAACAGGAATATATTCCTTATCGACGTTGTGAATTGACAAAAATATTAAAACAATCTTTTGAGCCATCCAACAAAACATATATTTTAGCGACTGTTTCCCAAGACGTAATGAGTTGTTCAACTACGATTGATGTGTTGAACTATATTCATTCCATTAAAAATATTAAATCGACACATATAGCAAAACAAAGCCATTTTCAAGAGTTTATAGGAAGTCCGCGGTTTAATAATTTCATGGAAAAACAAAAGGTATTCAAACAATTGTCTTTGCAAGAAAAGAACTTGTTGGAATCAATGATCCAAGAAAAAAGCACACGTGTGCATATGGAGTCGTATGCGCATATATTACATGAAAAAAGGAAACTATTAAGAGAATGTATTAAGGAAAATTGATAGGTTTTTTTACATAACAATCAATAAACAAAAAAGTAAACCATGTCAAGTAATCAATCCAAATCCTCTAGTCCAAGAAGACAAACCTATAGCACGGGTTTTTCCAATTTAATGAATACAGTACATAATGTATCTAACAAGAAACCTACAAACGAACAAAATTCAGTAAAAGAAATAACGAAAAATATGGACAAGGATAATGCAAATGCCACCAAGATCATGATGGAAGAAGGCATACAAGCCGGTGTAAAGGCAATGTTTACAGAAAAAGACGCAAATGGTAAGGAGCGACAACTTAGTTATTCAGAAATGCGTGATCGTTATGGTTAATCTTATAACGTCATTATGAACATATTACCAAAAATCATTTGGATCTTTCAAGTTTTAAAAAATTGAATGGTTTTTTTTGTGTTGTCTGAATGAAAACCTTTTAGTGCTATTTAAAATGAATCCTACAAACACTACTTCTCTTGAAAAGCACCTGACCTCTTATTTAGAAGAAATCAACTACGATTATTTACAAATGGAAGAAGTAAATCAGGTTCGTTTATTGAAACAAGGTAAGTATTATGTAGTTGTATGTGGCACAAAAACACCTAGCGGAGTATTTTGTGACGAAAACGTCGAATTGGGTCCGCGCTTGATGCAAAAGGTAAGCAATGTTCATGATTACCAATTTATATTTAAACACATTAGTGGAAAAAAACCGTGGTCTTATAATGATGAAAGCACCATACAAGTGAATTATGATAAACAAACGGGAACATTCCATTACCTAGATTATTATGTAAAGTTATTTGAATTTATTCCAACACCTTATACGGAACTTTGGAATTACATTATAAAAAAAGAAAACGTTGAAAACTATAGAGCTATGTTGCATTATTTAGAACATGAAATCGGAGTCGTGTCACCCAAAAGATTATACAATTGGTTGTATAATAACCAATATCCGGAAGCCTTGTTTATTTATTTGAAACAAGGCGAAGTCCAAGATGGCGCAAAATCATTATATACGAATTGCGTCCATCATATTAGCGTGTAGACTATTTTGTTTTGTAATTTAGAACTAATTTCTTTTTTATGCACGATTTTCAAATAAAATTGAAAAAGAATTTTCAAATAAAATTGAAAAAGAATTTCCGAATTAAAACAAATCATAATATTATATTTAGGAAAATGAATACTACTACACATGAATCGAAAAAAGAAGAATCTGTTTTTAAAAAACCCATACTTTATCGAAGAAAAGATTGGATTTGCAATAGAAAAGTCGCGCCATTAAATTGCGAAACCGAAGTCTCTTCTCCAAATAAAAATGAAAAAACCGGAGCGTTGTTTGACTATTTTGAACATGAAAAAAATAGTTTACAAGACAAACTATTAAAAATAATGAGATTTTGCGAGGAAAAGATGGAAAAAGATGCGCACAATGAAGATTGGAAAAAGTTATACGCAATGATAAGGTAATTGCGCATTAAAAACAATATATACAATACTATGACACGAGCGCGTTTGTTATAGTGCCAACAAAGAGATCTCCCTGGTTTCCTTTAAACATTGCATTAATTTGGTGGATACGTTATGTCGCATGGCTTCGTATTTTTTGAAAAGCTCTCGGATCTCTTTTTTTCTGTCGTGTATGTAATATTTTTCCTGTAAAATCTTTATCCAGTCATCTATAAACGCGTAATATTTATCCTTGTCTTTTCGGTGATAATTCCAGGTCATTGAACGGTTGGCATAATGGTTATGTGTAAAGGAGAAATAGATGAATTTACATTGATCGAGATTATTTAACAGAATAAATACATTGTCTTGAGGAAACAATTCGTCATAGTTTTTTACCAATTCATACATTATGTTGTTTGTGCCTTCTAGTTGATTCATATAGCCACATACTAGAAAGCTGAGGTTTTTGTTTACGTTTTTCCAATCGAATTCATCCATGATTTAAATATGTATTATACGTGAACATAAAAGACCGTTCAATTTTGTCATATTATTTGGCAGTAAATCGATTTAAATAAAATCCATTGATGGAGTTTATATTATGTCTTTAAAGCAAAAAACGCAAAATGGATTGTTAATGGAAAACTTAATGCTTTTTTATGAAAACAAGAAACATTTGAAATTCATGATGAATGTAATTAGTGGAGAGGCGCAAATTTCATTGCGTATTGTGGATTGGTTTGTAACGAATTATGCAAAGAAATACTATACGGTTTATGATTTGAAGAATCCGATGTATCCAGGTCGCACCCAGCGTTTTAAGGTATACAATGATTATAAATTGAAATTGAAGGCTTACTCAAAACGTAGATTTGATCCGTTTTGTCGATGGGAGCGCATTAAAATTCCGTATGATGAAAACAATTACATGGAAACGACGATTGGTCAATTGAATTTTTTCAAATGGGCGATCGAAAACAATATTGTTCATTATATCCAAGAGCATTATGACGAAATTGAGAAGGACATGAATGATCGCAATTCGATTTCCAAGAAAAAGAATAGTGTAAACAATCATGAGGAAACGTCGATTGTATTGCAAAAAGACAATGGTAAGACCCGTAAAAAACGCGAAGAATTGTCTATTTCTGCGTGTAAATGTATTAAAAAGGAAAACGTCAAGATCATTGTATCTTTCAACGAGTAAGGTTTGCACGAAAAAATTGGCGTTTTCAATAATGATACATTGTATATATGGGATTATGGAGTGCATTGGGAACATTTTTTATTAATTTGTTTATAGAAGAACCGGAACACGAGCATTATCCAGTTAATATTGTAACTCAATTACAACAAAAAGACGAGGATTATGAAAAAAATCCGATTGGGTTGCCAATGGAGTGGATCGTGGATTCAAAATTAGAAAACAAAGTAATAAAAAACGAAAAATAATCAAAATATTGGAATATGTTCTAATATTTTGAATAAGTATACTATGATTTCCGCCATCAACCAATTCTTTATTCGTTATTTTGTGTCTTCTTGCAGTCCTCGCCCTTCGCAAGAGGATTTGAAAGAAACAAGCCCCCTTACACAAGAACCAAATAGTCGTAAGGAAATGGAACCTATACCCGAAGAAGAGGAAGAAAAGGAACCATTAAAAAAGGAAGAAGAAAAAGAGCCATTGAAAAAAGCACCTTCATGGGAAGATTTGTTTTTATCTTTTTTCTAAGGATTTTGCCAGATTTCATCGACCAATCCGAATTTAATACATTTTTCACTATCCCACCAAAGATCGTGAGTTAATATTTCCGACAATTCCTTTCTAGGAATTTTCGCATGTGTTTTATAAATATGTTTAATTCGGTCCATTAACATTCGCAAATTATGGAATTCATCTTCCATTTCGTTCATTTTCCCCCAATAACCAGAAGATAATTGATGAATCAACATGTATGCATTTGGAGAAATATACCTCTTTTTTCCTACTACACTCATCAGTGTCCCTGCAGAAGCCGTTGCACCCTCAATAATCGTATAAATAGGCACTTTGCTCATCAAAATCGTATCAATTGCCGTCATTGCATCAAACACCGATCCTCCAAACGAATTAATATGCAAATAAATAGGCACCTCTTCTAAACCAAATCGCAATTGTGTTAAAATACACGACTCTTGTGCAGCTTTTAAATGCGTGATCAAATCAAAAATCGATCCGCGATTTACTTCGGCA